CAAGAACTTGTCAAGAGAAAAAATAAAAAAAAATTGATTGACACTCCGATTATTTTGTGTTACTATGAACATAACTTTATTAGGAAAAAAATATTATGCCAAAAACTAAAGATAAAACCAAGAGAAATCATTATGTTGACAACAAACTTCTTCTCCAAGAGATGAGGAAGTACAAAGATGCTGTCGACCAGTCAAAGGAAGATGGGACAGAGCGTCCTAGAGTGCCTAACTACATAGGCGAGTGTATTATGAAAATTGCTCAACATCTATCCTATAAACCAAACTTTATTAACTACACATACAAAGATGAAATGATATCTGATGGGATAGAAAATTGTTTGTTGTACATTGACAATTTTGACCCAGAAAAATCATCAAATCCTTTTGCATATTTTACTCAAATCATTTACTATGCGTTTATTCGAAGGATTCAGAAGGAAAAGAAACAATCTTATGTTAAGTATAAGTCTCTAGAAAATCAAGAACTTCTTGATGAAGTAATGGCCGGCCCAGATAATAGTCAGGTAAAAAAGGGCGTCTTAGATTTTATACACAGTAACATGGACGAATTTCTTGCCGAATTTGAAGAAACCCAGAGAAAAAAGAAAGAGAAGGCAAAAGAGAAAAGAATGCAGAATAAGGAAGTATAATTTATAATGAAAATTGCATTGATTACGGATACCCATTTTGGTGCCCGAGGTGACTCTATTCTATTTCACAATTATTTTTTGGAATTCTATGATAATGTCTTTTTCCCTTATCTTGAAGAGAATGGAATTGACACGGTTATTCATTTGGGTGATGTAACCGATAGACGAAAATTTATTAACTATAATATCTTAGATGGATTTAAAAGTAGATTTATTGAACGCCTGAAGAATTACGATACCTATTTCATCATTGGTAATCATGATGTGTATTATAAGAATACAAACCGCATTAACTCAATGGAACAGTTATTTGGTGATGAATTAAAAATTTATACTGAATCCACAACTCTAAATTTTGATGGAACAGATGTATGCTTTATTCCTTGGATTAATTCAGAAAATTATGATAATACAATATCTCATCTAAAGAAAACCAAAGCAAAGATTGCAATGGGACACCTTGAAATCGCAGGATTTGAAATGGGTGCCGGATTGGTGTGTCATGATGGAATGGATAAAAAATTGTTCAAGAATTTTGATATTGTGATGTCTGGACACTTCCATCATAAATCTCACAATGGAAACATTCATTACTTAGGAAATCCATATGAAATTACATGGGTTGATTGTAATGATAAAAGAGGTTTTCATATTTTTGATACTGAAACACTAGAACTAGAACATATTATAAACCCATATAAAATGTTTCATAAAGTTTATTATGATGAAGATAAAAAAATTTCTGCGAGTAAATACAAAGAAAAATATGTTAAGTTGATTGTAAAAAATAGAACAGACTCTTATAAGTTTGATGTTTTTGTGGACGAACTTTACAGAAATGAAGTTGCTGATTTGTCGATTGTTGATGATTCGACTGAATGGGATTTTGAAGAGGCCTCTGATATCGATGCAACTGAAGATACAATGTCATTATTGACAAATTATATTGATAATTACGAAATCGATGTAGATAAAAACAAGTTAAAGAGTATCATGCAAGACTTGTATGTTTCTGCATTGAGAGGTGTGTAAATGATTGAATTTAAAAAGATTAGATGGAAAAACTTTTTATCGACAGGTGACAAATTTACAGAGATACAACTAAACAGGACTTCATCAACTTTAATTGTTGGAGAGAATGGTGCAGGCAAGTCTACCATACTAGATGCACTGACATTTGGACTATTCGGTAAACCTTTCCGTAAAATTAATAAACCGCAACTTGTTAATACTGTAAATGAAAAAGATTGTGTAATCGAAATTGAGTTTTCGATAGGCAAACGAGAGTATTTGGTAAGACGAGCGATCAAACCAAATAAATTCGAAGTTTATATCGATGGAAAGATGTTAGACCAAGACTCTAAAATTAGAGACAGTCAAATCTATCTAGAAGAAAACATTCTTAAACTCAATTTCAAATCTTTTACTCAAACAGTTATTTTAGGTAGTGCAACC